AATATTATTGTTGTTTTTGAAGGAAGTCGTTTGTTTCGTGATACTGATGAAAGTACACCAAGTTATACGTTCTTTGAAGAAAACGATATATTTGTAATTAGTGTTAGTGATAATAAATTAAATACATTTATTGGAGGAAGTGACAAAACTCTAAGAAAAGTAAAAGAAGTTCTTGATGAAGCAGAAAGTGATACGAAAAGTGCAAGGATGACTGCTTCAAAAGATCTAGGAAGAGAAGATGGCAGGTTTACTGGTGGACAATTACCATATGGTTTTACATGGGATAAAGTAAACAAAAAAATAATTGAAATTGAAGATCAAATAGAAGTTTACAAAATGATTTTTCATAAATATTTATATGAAGATAAAGGTGCTGTTGTAATTGCAAGAGAATTAAATGAAATGCAAATTCCTTTTGTTGATAATCATCATGGGAAAAGAATTTCAAAATGGAATGATCAGAATGTCAGAAATCTTTTAATTAATCCTATCCTAACTGGTCGGATTCAATATAAAAAATATATAGAAATTTTTGATGAAGAAAAAGGAAGGATTATTAAAAAAAGAAGAGATATTTTAGATGAACAATACATTAAAAAACATAAAGATTTAAAAGAACATATTTCATATGAAATGTGGAGAAAAGTTGTTGAAAAATTAGCATCAAGAAATAACAAAAAAATAAAAAGAAGCTTTTCACCTAGAACGTATATTCTTACCGGCTATGTGAAATGTCCTCATTGTTCCGAGATTATGAAAGGTCAAAACAAAGGAGGAAAAGACAAAAATGGTGAACCTAGAATTTACTATATTTGTTCAAACAATTTATGTACTGGTTATCCTAAATCTTTTCCTAAAAATTTACTTGAAAAAGAAGTTATTCGTCAAATAAAAGAATATCTTTATCTTGATGAAAATGATATTGAAAACATAAAAAAAGAAATACAAACATTCATTGAAAGTGAATCAGTCCAAACAATAGAAGCTGGTAATATTGAAAAGGAAATTTCGAATATTCAGAAGAGTTTGGATAGCTTAGAAAACCAAATGGATGAATCTGTAAAAAATGGTACTCCAATGAATTTAACAACATATTTAGAACTAAAAGAAAAATATACCAATATGATTGCAGAAAAACAAAAAGAATTATTTTCCTTAAATAATCAAAACAAAAATCGGGAAAATGCGAAAAATAATTTCGATCAAGCATTGGAAGCGATTGAATCATTATACAATTTTTGTGATAATTATACAGAAGAGAATCAACCTTTGTATAGAAAAATTATCCAACTTTTAGTTAAAGAAGTAGTAAAAAAAGATGGGAGAATTACTGTAGTATTTAATGAAGAATTAAATGAAGATGGTATTATTGGATTAGAAGAATTTATGAATGATGAACTTTTTGAATCGTTCAAAGAAATATCGGCAACTATCGAAAATTTTGGTACACATACAACACCCATACATGGGGTTATGATGTATACACCAGTGGTCTACCAACATGTTTTTTACATCTTAAATAACCTTGTCAAAATATAATAAATTTCAAATAGGCTTGATTTTAAGCCTATTTTTTTATATTCTTTATTTAGTGGTATCATACTATGTATGGTTGCCGAATCGCTCATACAATGTTTATAATTTACTTTTATTGGCAATATTGTAAAATACATCATGAAAAGGAGTAAATAAATATGTTAAATGTAGTAATTGTCGTAAACAAAAATTCTTTTAATGAATCTTCTCTAAATAATAATGAAAACAATATTGTTTTTCAATTAATGAAAAGTGCTATACAAAATAATTACAATGTCGTAGCATCAATTATTCCAAATAAAAAACTTGCTGTTAATGAAATAATTCCGTATATTTATGCAAATACCCAAGAAAAGTTTGACGGTCTTTATTTTGTAAATAAATCAAATATTGCTTCTACTAATGATGATGTTAGTCGTTTTGTTTTTTTAGCTGATAATATGAACATACAAATTATTACAGAAAAAGAAGGAAATTTGAGTGAGGAATTTAATTCAAACAAGAAAGCAATACTTGAAAAACAAGCTGAAAAAAGAGCATCAACTTCTTTTGAAACAAAAATTAAAATAAACAATCAAGGTTTTTATACAGGTGGGAAAACACCTTTCGGTTACAATGTTACTCTTGAAGGTCGATTTGAAATAAATGAAGATGAAGCAATTATTATTAAAGAAATATTTGAACTATACAAAAGAGGATTAAGAGCAGTTAATATTTCACGCTACATTGGTGATATTTATAAACTTAAATATAAAGGTGATAACAGCTATTGGAAATCAGATAGAATTTTTGGATACTTGTCTAACCCTATCTATAATGGCTATCCTACTACAAATAGAACCACTAAAAATGAAAAAGGCAATACAGTTAATTTACCTAGATGTGAATGGAAAATTTCGCCTGTGGCTTTTGAGGAATATAAAATTATTGATGACGAAACATTCAAAGCAGTACAAGAAAGATTATGGAAAGAAGATAAGGATAGACCATTAGACTACCGTTTAGAATGGGAAGAAAAAATTAGTTAAATTTTTATTTAATCATATTCGATAAGTTGTGAGTTGTTCCTGCTGTGGCTATCAAAATAAAGACGTTAAAAATCTTGGATTACGTGAATGGGAGTGTCCGAGGTGCCATGCCCATCATGACCGAGATATTAACGCAAGTTTAAACATAAAAAATGAAGCTATAAGACTTCTAACCGTAGGGGACTACGGGGATAGCCTAATCAATAACTAGCCGATAGGCTGGTGTTCTTAGGAATCCACTATGGCTTTAGCCTAGTGGTAGTTCAATTAATTTTGACATATCTAATATTGCAAAGACATTAATTAAACTATCTGAATTATACGATTGTTCTTTGGAAAAAACGTGGAAAGAGCATATGCATCCGACAATAACCGAACAAATATCTTTTGAAAAAGTCTATGATTATATACTTGAAAATGTTGCATTAGGTCTTTTAAATGATATTGAAAATGAAGAAAAGAGATCTTAATAAAAAAGGGGTAAGCTATAAGCTATTCCCCTTTTTTCTTTGTATACTTTTGACAAACTTTATTTTCAATTTCTTCTCTTATAATCCCTTCGACACTATCGGTTAAAATAGAACATCTATTCTCACGATAATGTCTACATGATTGACAACGATTTAAAAATAGTTCATATTCCGAATTTTCATCAAAGATACCTAACCAATCACAAATTGAATAAGTACATTCAATTCTAGGATTGTCATAGTCATAATACACTCTCTGAATCCTTGTCAGCACCTTTGAATCATTATGGTATACTACACCCTGTAAACTGTCGTTTAACAGCTTTAGAATGTTATCCGAGTCTCTATTCTTACGATTAAAATAAACATCTATGTCTTGATATATATAGTGATTTTTTGTTATCTCTAAATTCCAGCTTTGATTTCTCATTTGAGATAACGCACTCACACGTATTTCCTTTTTATTTTTTCTGCCAGCTTCGGACAATATCTTTCTTCCGGTAGGCATATTTCTTCTATATTTTTTACTGTAAGCGTATTGTAATTGATATAAAGCATTAACAGAAATGGGAAGAGGTAAGACAAGATGTAGCTTGCTCATTCAATCTTCTCCATTTCTTAAACAATATTTGGTTATTTGTTTAGTCGAAAGAAATATTTACCAAAAAGTCATCATCAGGATTTTCAGATTCTAAATAATCTGCTAACATTTCTTCCACTTCGCTAACTGGTCTAACTTTGCCTTGATAATAAAGTTCTCCTTGATCTCTACAACCAGTTAAACAGATTAAAAATAATGCTGATAATCCTGTAATTATTAGTTTTCTCATGTCCTCACCCCTTTCTTTCTTTGGTTGCTTTTTTAAGCTTCATTTCATTTTTCCATTTACTAAATGATTTCAATTTACTTACAATGAATTGCTCTCCACTTTTCTTTGCAAGCATGATAATGTTTTGTCCAGTTTGAATTAAATCTTGATGCTTTGAATACACATCATTGAAAGCTATTCCTTCATGAATTGCACCATTTGGTAGTAACAAATCAAAGTAAGCATACACTGTACCATTCTTTGATTTCTTTCTATCCACTGAACTAATTGTACCTCCTAACAGCATTTTTTCAGCACCGTCAGGATATTCATTAAATTCTTTGAAATAATTTTTGTAATCGTCAAATGGATTTCCATTAAGGAACATACTTAATGTTTCAAACTCAAACATGTCAGGATCTTGCATATACTTTTCTTTGAATGTTTTAAGGCTTTTAGCTACTTTTATATCCTGCTCTTTGTCGAATTTCTGTTTTTTAAATTCATTGTACTTAGACAAACATGCTTCTTTGTTTTTAAATTCATCATCAGTTTTAATCAAGCCATATTTGTACATTACCTTCTTAGTCGGTAATGTTTTTACAGGCTTGTATTCTTTGCGTTCTGCTGTTAATTCAGCATATTGTAAAAGTAATTGTTCCTTATGCTTTTTATTATTACCAAATGCCCCACTTTTAATTAAGGAAATTATTGTTGTTGTATTTAATTTACAACGATTGTAAAAGTCAAGGAAGGATCTGAATTTCCCCTTCTTTCTTTCCTCTAAAATTATGTCAACTGCTTGCTCTCCTACTCCTTTAAGACTCATGAATCCAAATACAATTTCATTTTCTTTATTTCCAATAATATATCCTTTTTCGGATCTATTAATGGATGGATTAACCACTTTTAAACCCATTCTTTTCGCTTCTGCAATGAATTTACTGGTGTCCTCATATATCCCTATGGCATTAATTAAAAGTGCTGTCATAAACTCTCTAGGGTAGTAATACTTTAAATATGCTGTGACATAGCTTAAAAGTGCATATGCAACTGCGTGTGACCGATTAAAAGAATAAGTTGATTGTGCTTCAATTAATTCCCACAGTTTGTTTATCTGTTCATCTTTCCACTTTCTTTTCTTTAATCCTTTTTTAAATTTCTTTTTTAAGCTTTGCATTACGTCAAGTTTCTTTTTGCCAATTGCTCTTCTTGCATTATCTCTTTCTTCTGCCGGAAAACCAGCTAATTTAAAACATGACAAAGCTTGCTCTTGATAAAGCATGATTCCTCTAGTCTTTTCAAATATTGGTTTTAGATCAGGATGTATATATTTTATATCCTCTGGATGATGTTTGTTATGAATAAACAGCTTATCCATACCCATTGATAGTAATGCAGGTCTGTTTAAGGCATTAATAGAAATAATATCCTCAATATGGTTCGGTTCAAGTTTTTTCAACAAATTCTGTGCAACATAAGATTCCATTTGAAATATTCCAACGGTATTTCCTTTGCCATAAATTTCTCTAAAAACATTTTGATCATTTAAATTTAGCTTATCAATATCAATGTCATTCCATGTCAAACCAGCAAATTTTAATGTATTATCAATAATATCCAATGTCGCAAGTCCGAGTAGATCAAGCTTAATCAAGCCTAAATCTTCACTCATATTATTCATTTCCACTTGCAACATTGGCTTGCCTTCTTTGGAAAGCATTAAAGGACATATATCTATAATTGGATGATCTGATATAGAAATAGCAGATGCATGTGTACCTAAACTCTTTGGTTTATTTTCCAATGCCCTAGTATATTCAAACAGTAAAGGAAACTTTTGTTCAAAACGTCTTAATTCTCCACTCTCGTTTAACGCTTCATCAATATTCAAGCCATCAGGAATAAGCTTTGCTATCTTATCCCTTGTCTTATACGGAATGTCATATATTCTTTCTTCATTAAAGACTTTCCCCAAGTCTCTAATTGCTACTTTACTTGACAAGCTATTAAAAGTTGCAACGTGGGCAACTTTATCATGGTCAAATAAATCTTCGGTAATTACAATTGCTTCTCCCCTACGATATTTTGAAATATCTGTATCAACGTCAGGGGGAACAATTCTGCCTAAATTAGCGAATCGTGAAAAATCTAAATCCCATTTAATCGAATCAATGTCTGTAACATAGAGAAGATAAAAGCAAATAGATCCGGCACAACTGCCCCTTGCATACCCTTTCGGTATCCCCTTTTCTTTCATCTTTCTAAGTAATTGATAATTCATAATATAATAATCAATGTATCCAAGCTTTTCCAAAACAGGCTTTTCTTCATTTATTCGATCACGATAGATTTTTTGAATTTCTACCGGTAATTTATCTATTCCTCTACTCTTCCATCCTTCTTCAAGTAGATATTCAAAATACTCCATATCTGTTTTAAAGCCTTTAGGAAGTCGTGTCTTAGGCATTTTACTTATCCCTAACTCTATCTCAACATTACACATATCAGCAATTCTACCAGTGTTTATTACAGCCTGATCTATATCTTCTTCACTTATTTGCTTTCTTAAAATTCCATACATTGTTTCCATGTCTTGCTGATAACAATCCTGATATGTAGTATCAACTTCCCTGTCCTGTGCAATCTTGATGAATTTCCTATGTATGTCCATAGTCTTTTCATCACCAGCTAACATATGACTATCAAAGGTTATAATTGTTTTTGTATTCGTTTCTTTAGCAAGCTTTAGTATCCGTTGATTACCTATCATCTGATCATAAGTATCATGTGATTGAAGTTCGATATAAAAATCATCACCGAAAATATCTTTGTATATCTGAATTTCTTCTCTTGCCTTTTCCCATTGTGGTTCAAATTCGCTTTTGTATTCGCAGTTTAGATCATGCACATTGTTATTTTTAGCACAACAAGGACAAAAACCTTCTACCAATAATCTCATGATCCGGCTTGCTAAACAGGAAGATGTACATATAATCCCTTCTGAATACTTAGCAAGTAATTTTCGATCAATTCTAGGCTTTTGATAAAAACCATCAATATAACCTGTTGAAACTATCTTGTAAAGGTTTCTCAATCCAATATTATTTTTTGCTAATAAAAGTAGATGATACCTTTTTGCATCCGGCTCTTTGTAATATAAATCATCTGTTTCATATACCTCACAGCCTATAATTCCTTTTATATCTTGCTTCTTACACTCTTTATAAAAATCAACATAAGCTGACATAGTACCATGATCCGTTATAGCGACTCCACGAAAATTTAATTCCTTTGCTTGCTGTACTAATTGCTTTACCGTCAATGTGCTATCAAGTAAACTTCCCTTTTCGGTGTGATTATGCAAACTAGACATTTCATTTGCAGAAAGCATATGATAACCTCCTTTGCAAATAACTTTCCCTTGTGGAGAAAATTAAATGCAAAAAAAGTGTTAGCAATGCTAACACTTTTTGTCATCACATTTTAATTATTGGAATAATAATCTTCTTTGTATTTCCATTTATAACCGCCAGCAGTTAATAATTTTCCCTTACATGCTGAACCAATACTAGAACCACTTATATTTAATTCAATACTAGCACTTTTTCTTTTCTACATCATATAATTGCATCATATGTTTGATTAGGAACTTCTTTCCCACAAATATCACATATTTTAGTCACTTTTACATTACTTCGTTCAGTTACATCTTCAATCTTTACTAATATTTTAGTACCTCTTTTTACAGCTAATCTTCCTTTATTATCTTTTCTTTTAGGAAATATATAGCCTTTACTTTCATAATATGGTCTTATTTGTGGATGAAAAGGTATCCATACTTCTTTTTCTTTTATTGCCATTTTCTCACTCCTTGTAAATATTTTAAATTTTCTGTCACTAATTGTAGCATCAAATCAAATTTATGTTAAGCATTATTTAGTTATCAAATATTTTCAAATAAATGGAAAATAGACGTACAAAAAGACTAATCAAATGATTAGTCTTAATCGTATAAATCAATAATATTTTGGAATCTACATTCAACCATTGAATTGTAAAGCAAAATTGTTGTTACTACATATTTATTGTTTCCATCAAGTTTGCAAGGAAAAAATAAGTTTCCATTTTTGATGTATCTAAATAATTTAGTTTCTAATAATAATTCTCCTTGTTGTAGCAATTCTAAGCATTTTTCGCTTGCATTTTCCCAACTTATATTTGCACGTTGACACAATCTTTTCCTAGCGTGAGTAGAAACTATATATATACGCTTACCCTTGTTAAAGATACTCTCCTATCTTGTTGGACATTTGTTGCATAAATAATAGTCCTATATCGGCTTTAAAATCACTTTGAGTAGCAATAATCGCTCTAGTAGTATTAAATAACCCATGTTCTTCAATGATCTTAGCTAATGCTAATTTAGCTGGTTTTGATAATGCTCCTAATTCTTCTTGTAAATAAGAAGTCATTTGTATTATATCTTTATCATATTTCTTTAATAAATCTTCCTGATTCTTAGATAGTTCTTCTAAAGCAAAAATCTCTTCTATCTCACTTTGTTCTTCTTTATCTTCCTTGACAGATACAGCAGTAGTTTCCACAATTCTTTGTAGTAACTTATCTTTCAAAGATCCAAATTTTTCTCCGATTGTATTAACTGGTGGATTAGAAGGAATTTTAATAACTTCGTCAGTAGTTTCTGTACTTACTTCTTTTTTGCTTAAATGTAAATGCTTACTAGATACATTAATTTTTTTAATATCTACATAACAAATTTTGACCTTATGCAAGACTTGACCAACTTCTAGATAATCTTTTACATCATTAATATAACCGTCTACTATCTCCGAGATATGTAATAAAGCATTAAAACCTTTACCATCTAATATTTCTACAAAAGCACCATAACTTTGTATATTGGCAACTTTAACATCTACTAATTGATTTAATTTATAATAATCTTTGGGAGATGTAAAAATTTTATCTACTGGTTTTTCCGCAAATTTTTGTATATCTTCATCTACAGAATTAATTTTAAGCAAAGGATTCTTTGGTTCTTTTTCTTTTGTAATGGGAACTGCTTCTTTTATTTCTAGTTTAATACTATCTAAAGAAACAACTTTGTTTTCCTTTTTATCTTCATTTTCAGCACTTTTTTTTACTAATACAGATACTCTATTTGGTTTAGCATTTACTTTGACTTCTTTGTAATATCTATTTTTTAAAGTTCCAAAAGGAACATTGTATTTCTCACTCAATTTTTCTAAAAAGGGCTTCAATTCTCCACGTTCAAAACCATCATTTTCCTCTTTCATAATTAACTCATTTACTGCAATATCAACTTCTTCTTTAGATAACCTTTCTTTTGTAATATTTGACATAATAATTTCCTCCTATTTCCAGTTAATATACATTATAAACAATTTCCTAAATATCTATTCATTTCCTTCTTTTTTTCATCTAAAAATTTCGACAAATTTTTTATATTTAAAAAATGTTAAAAAATAGAAAAAAGCAAGCTAAAAGCTTGCTTCCATTATATCAAATTTTTCTTTGAAAATTCTTTATATTATAGTGGATAGTTCAACTTTTTGTCTTTTAAAATATGCCATTTGATCTTTATAACAAGTTCTACATACAGGTTTATATTCTATATCCTTATCTTTATCATCCAAGTGACCATAATTATCATAAACATCTAATTCATTACCTTCAAAATTTGGCAAACCGTTCTCATATCTTAGATTAAACAAAGCTTTTTTATTGCAATGTTCATTTGAGCAAACAGTTTTCATTTCCTCAATTTTATCAGACCATCTTAATAAAGCTTCTGCCCCTGTAAATCCACCAAAATTATTTTTAAAATTGGTTTTTAAACCATAACAGATAACTGGAATTTCTAATTTATCTACAATTTCCGTAAGTTCATACACCTGTAATTCTGTAAGATAATGTGCATCATCTACTAAAACACAATAGATATGCTGTTTTGTTTTTAAGATATGAGGAATTATGTCTATGTCGGAGGGTTTTAAAATTAAGTCAGCTTTTCTTTTGATTCCGGTACGACTCTCTACATAATCGCCATTGGATACACTAGGCTTAATTAAGAAAATAGACTTATCTTGATAACATTCATAATTATGAGCGACAGCTAAACAATTCAAAGATTTACTACTTGACATAACCCCATATCGGAAATATAATTTTGCCATTTTGACAAAACCTCCAACAAGTTATTTTTAAAAAGTATGAAATATTTAATACATTTTGTTTAAAAAGTGTTGAGATTTTTAAACAATTTATCTTAAAAAAGTATGATATTTTGTTTAAATATTTATGATCATACTTTTTGTTGCAATTTTGTTTAAATATTTAAGACAAATTGCATCACTTTTTATGAGTTCATACTTTTGTATGAAATTTTGCATAAATATTTCACACCCTTAAATCTTTATGTTTAATCCCTTTTAATTATTCCTGATTAGAATTATTTTTTTAAAATAAAACAAAAAATAAAAAGTATGAAAAAATTCATACCTTTTATTGTTATATTATAAAGTTTTTGGTTTTAACCATTCTTTATAAATAATTTTCGCCCATGATTCAAATGATTCCGCATGTTGTTCTAATTCATTTTCATTAATCCAAATTCCTGTTAATTCTTCTTCTTTAGAATCAATCTCTTTGGACAATACTTCAATCTCAAATATGACACCTAAATGATCAAGATCGACTCCTGTATTGGATTTTAACAGTCCTTTTAGTTTAATGGATTTAATCAGATTGTCCGTAATTCCGGCTTCTTCTTCCAGCTCTCTTTTCAATCCATTCAGTAAAGTTTTTTCAAGACTTGACTCAACTGCTTCATATGAATCAACATGTCCACCTAATAAGCCCTTTTTATTTTCTAATCGGATTTCTCCTACTCCACTTCCTCTTAAAATAAAGAAGTAATCATTTTCAAATCTAACTATACAATATGGGATTGGATGACGTTGTGTAGGATTATATTCCAATAAACTTCTTCTATCCTTGTAAAAAGGAATAGAAGGTAATTTATCTGTTATTGTTAATCCGTCAGGAACATTATTTAAATCAGCACTTCTAAAATAAATAATCTCTTCCTTTGTAGACGGTTTAATCTGTTCCAGCCGGACAGCTTTGACTTTATTCCATGTATTCCATTCCTCAGAATTAACTTCATAAGTATCTCGTTTACTTACAATTTCATCAATCGAATGTTTACTTGACCACTGAATTTTTTCTTCATACTTCATAACAACTTCCCCCTATTGCTCTATTTCTTTGAATCGTGGAAGTATTTCCCCATCTACATCTACCAAAGAGAAAAATCTTTCATACGGTTGAGCAAACGTTTCATCACCATTTGAATAAATCATGAATACATCATCTTTGTAATCATGAAAATATAATTCATTTAATTGATAAATTTTAATATTAACATCATCTTCCGTATGTTTGACCGTAATATATTTATCATAATCTTTTATTATTTTTACTGGAATAGATACTCCTTTTGCAGTATAAATATTTTGCTTATAATGAAGATATTTTTTTCCTTTTAATAAGGATTCTAATTTTAACACAGTATCCATTTTATTTGTTTCCTGTGTCAAATTAACTTTGTCATATAAATTTTGTATGGATTCATTAGACTTAAATGAATTTAAAATAAATTCCATAATGATTCTTGCTTTGTACTTATTATCTTTATTTAATTGTAAGACTTGATGGTAGATTTTTTCTGCCATTGAATTATTTTCTCTAGTGAAATAATCTCTATTTCTAAATAACCATTCAAACATTTTTTATCACCTTTACAATTCTTCAAGTAATCGGTTTATTAAAATTTCAATTGTCAGTTTTGGTAATTTGGAGATTTTATTGAATAAATAATCAGCATCTTTCATGCATTTCTCATTCAACTTTTCGGCAGTTAATAATTTGCTTTTTTCTTCTACTTTAACAGTCTCGACCTTGTAAGGTTTTGCTTTTGTAAGGATTCTTTTTCGTTCAATTTGATAATCGGTTTTGTTTGGACTTCGAGACTTTGAAGGTTTTTCCACATCAGAAAATTCATTGACAATAATTTTTTCAATATCTTCATCCGTCACATCTAACATTTTTAACATCTTTTTAAATGCTGATATTTGTGGATGTTTTATTTTGCCAGTTTCAATTTGTGATACCCAAGTATTATTCATTCCTAGCATGTTTGATAAATCTTTTGAAGAAATACCTTTCCTGATTCTTAGATCTCTTACAAGTTTGTCAATCATAAAGTTTCCTCCATAATTAACTCCAAGTAATTTGTTCTAACTCATATTGAAGGCAAGCCAAACAAATCAAATCTTCATTCCTGTATACAGAAACATTGTTAAGAATGGTATCATTCCACAGAATATACTTAGGCTTTGGAACTAAAATCACATGATCATTTGATTCACCGCAGTAATCACAATTCATAATTAAATCCCCTTTCGTTCGGATAATTATATATTGAACAAAAGAGGATTGACTTATTCACAAATTGTATTTAATTTTTGTTTTTTCTAACCCTTCATTCGCTAACTGATCTGCTAAATCATTCAATTCAATTCCCGAATGAGCCTTGACTTTAAAAAATGTTATATTCTCTTGCTGTTCCACCAACTCAATTAATTCTTTCCACAAGTCAACATTTTTTACTCTACCCTTCGTTGTTTTCCAGTTGTTCAGCAACCAATTTCGATACCAGCCTTTATTAAAACAATTGACAATATATAGACTGTCACTATATATTTCAACAGGAATATGAGTAGTAGTAATACATTTTAAAGCTTCAATACAAGCTTTTAATTCCATTCGATTATTGCTTGTATCTCTTTCTCCCCCACAAATTTCTTTCTTATGATCTTTATATATTAAGACAGCACCCCATCCACCCACTTGATTCTTATGGATATGACAAGCACCGTCTGTATAAATAATTATTTTTGTCATTCTCCACCTCTAAGGAAAAATAAAAAGCAAAAAAGAAAGGCACTTTCCGCAACCTTTCTTTTTTGTTTGTTCATCTTATTTCCTAAAGACAAAGGGAGAGTGATCTCAGTGTTAAAGCTAGTTTTACGTTAGTAGCCATTTTTGAACTAGAAGCATAAATTTTTTGTGAAAAGCACTCAAAGTTGTATAAAATATTTTTTTTGGCTAACACTAATAAATAGGACTTATTTTGTCTTGACAGCATAATTATCATCTATTGAGGGAGAAATCTTTATGCCAAACAACAACACTAGTTCAAAACACATTAGTCGGATTCTTAGGCATTAACATAGCAAGTCAACCATTAATAATGAAATATACAGCACATACCTTTATATAACAACACAGGAAGAACAATATTCATTATTAGTGTAGAAAAAAATATTTATCAACTTTGAGTAAGCTTTTCTTACAATCTGTCTGTTAACTGATTGTAATATTACTATTTACATCTTTGAAAGGTTTTATTCAATCTTTTTATAAATTTCTGCAATTCCTTGATGAATGACAAATATCTTGCCATCTTTCACATAAATTATTTTCCCAAAATAATTTGTCAAGTTGATATGTAGAGGGTTTTTCAAAATATAAATCCCCCTATATACAATATCGTCTATGTTTAAATGATTATTGTTTATCGGATACAATTTGAAAATTTGTTGTCTTGATAAATATTTATTGATTGTAACAAGACATTCAAAAGAACAATCATTTATTTTGTTGGTAACATAAGCGTGAATTAACATATTAACTCCTTATTTATTTACTTCTTCTTCTTCGGAAACAAAGAAATTAAATCCGGTTGCTTGAATACAATTAAGTAAATAGCAATAATCCTCTTCCGTCATTTCTTTTCCGTTAAACCAACAAAAATCAATGTTGTTAATGTCATTTTTCTTTATACCAAAAACTGCTAAATCAAACACTTGTTCTACAGGATTTAAGTTAATTCCTGTAATGGTAATATAAAAATTAATGTATTCTTTATTTTCATATTGCTGTGCAATTAATCCTACAGTTCTTACTGATTGATTGTCCAATTCAATACTAATCTCAGGGAAAGCAATTCCTTCTGTACTCTGATTAATTTCGGTGAAGTAAGATCGAATAATATCATCTCCACCAAAATAATTATTTTTATTAAATTTCCCATCAATAAATAAAGGAATAGGCTCTTTTTCATACTTTTCTTTTTCAGATAACTTCATGTGATAATTTTTTAAACGATTCACACGCAGTTTTTCTAAAACAGCAGGAGTAAATACAGAATATTCGTCTACACGTTTTAACCATGTTAACCATTCATCATCAGTAATGTATGATATGGGTTTTACATTTCCTTCTAAAGCCATAAGACGGTCAAGCAATGCTCCGAATTGTAAATGATTATGCTTTGACCAATATGCTTTAATTTCGTCAAGTAATTCTTTATTTTTCTCAGTTACCATATCTGAACCTCCTTTGATATTATTGTTTGCAGTTCTAAAATTTTTATCCAAATTTATTTTGAAAGTACATAATAAAAATAGTATGGGGCATAATATAAAATTAAAAAAAAGTGTAGTGAAAAAATCACTACACTTCAACGCTTATCGTTCAGCGATAGCAAAGAGGGATTGGATGGACTACACACTCACTTCACCTTTAATTGATGGATGGGAATCATAATTTGCTAATTGGATGTGATCTAAAGTAAATTCATTAATATCTTTAATATTTGCATCTAATATTAAAGTTGGCAATGGTTTAGGCTTTCTTCCAATTTGTTTCACAATTTGCCGGATATGGTTTTTGTAAATATGTGCATCACCAATTGAATGAATAAACTCCCCTACATCCAAATCACAAACATGAGCAATCATATGAGTCAATAAAGAATAACTCGCAATGTTGAAAGGACAACCCAAGAAAATATCGCACGACCTTTGATATAAGTGACAACTTAATTTTCCATTAACAACATAGAATTGGAACAAAACATGACAAGGAGGAAGATTCATTTTTCCTGTTTTGTAATCGCCCACGTTCCAAGCACTCACAATAAGCCTTCGAGAATCAGGGTTTTTCTTAATTTCTTCAATAACTTCTTTAATTTGATCAATTTCAATGCATTGTAAGTTACCTTCTGAATCTTCGTCATAATACTGCCAGCTTCTCCATTGTTGACCGTAAATTCTACCCAAGTTTCCATTTTCATCTGCCCATTCATTCCAAATGTCATTATTGTTTTCTAATAAATATTTGGTATTCGTATCACCTCTTAGAAACCACAATAATTCACTTGCAATTAGCCGAAAAGGGATTTTTTTAGTAGTCATTAATGGAAAACCTTTTTGTAAATCGTACCGCATTTGGTAGCCAAAAATTGAAATTGTTCCAGTACCCGTTCGATCTTGTTTATCTATTCCATTCCTTAGTGTGTACTTTGCAAAGTCTAGGTATTGCTTCAAATTTTGACCTCCTTTCATAAGGTTAGTAAAGTATATATTTCGTCACTTGTCATTATTCCATTTTTTATATTTTATTTTCCCCTCATAAACTCCAAGTAAATAACCATCAAGAAATATTTCTTTTTCTTCAAATGTCAATTCTCTACCGTCTAAAAATTCTTCATATATTTTAAATAGCCTTTGAATTTTTTCTCTATTCATTTGTTCTTCCTAACCTTCTTAATTCATTCGCTTTTTCCTCTGAAAGATAAATAAATCTTTTGGAAGTCAATTCTTTGACAAGACTTCTCAGTGCAAGATCATCATCTTTTGTTAATGCTTCGGCTTTTTCAAGATCTTCAAGCAAATCATATAATTCAACTGCTATTAGTCGGAAATCATTGGAATCAAAATTAACAAAATAATTTTCCTTTGCCATTTCGACTACACTTTCATTACGATCAATGGGAGTACCAATTACTTTCGGGGGAATTTTTCTAATTGCTTGTAACAATCTGTCTATATCTTGTCTTTGTAATTCGGACATTTTGCACACCTCATTATAGATGATCTTTTGCTACAAAAAGGAAGGATAATGCTTCATCAATTTTTCTATTGGAAAATTCTGAACAATGAATAACCGGAATATCCTTTAAACATATAATTGCATTGTCTATATTCATGATTGCTTTTCTTTTATTTTTTGATTTAATTTGTCTTTTGGTGTACAAAAATTATCACCTTCATTTTCATGCTGGATAAACCAAAATAGATTGAGATCCACCAATTGAAATGTTATCATCAATAATAATCATGGTGCTTAAATCTTTAAACACTCTAATTCTGCAAGGAGTTTCTATGACAAGTTCATCATATAAGGCACTTCTTTTATATACCTTTTCATTGTCAGTATTATAAATATCAAAATTAAAAAATAAAGAATCATAAAAACCTTCATATTCTCCATCTTCATTGATAGTATCTTTTTTTGGGTATACATGTATGATGGTTCTGCCATATAGCACTTTAGGAATTTTGTCATCTTCTTGATATGAAGTAAATGTATCTTGAATTAATTGAACGGATTCTTCATTTAAAGGAACTTCAATTTTCATGTTGATCCTCCTGTTAATTACATGTTATTTTTTACCATTTATTTTTTCACAGTCCTGTCATTCATATTCAATCTTACAATTAGATAAAATGTTGATTTTATTCAGAATTTTACGTCATTTTTTCCGCAGAAATATGCTTAAAAAATTTTGACTATAACCCCAAACTTCGCCAAAAACCCTACGTCTAGGAAGTTTTTATAGCTTCTTTCAGCTAAAGGAAATTTTTTCTAAAAGGTGCATAGGCAATCTTCGCAAACATACCAAGCATCTAATACTTTTAATGTCTCCATATCCATATAAAAATAAATATCCGGATTCATATTTAATCTATATAAGCCTACCACTTTTACATTTGGATAGCCTACTTCATAGCCGTTCCAATCTGATTCCCATTTACATTCCAGATTTAACAGAAAATTCATTTTCAATCTCCTTAAACAATCTTTCAGAAATTTCAACAACAGACATATTGTTATAATCATCTAAACCTAAATAATGTTTTCCATTTTCTTCATAAGCAATTACAGTACCATAATAATTAGATAGTCCTAGTGGAATATTTTTCATATTAATTCTCCTTTGTGTCATTTCCAAATTCTTCTTCAAATGCTTGGAAGAATTTCTTAGAAACAATAATTGCATGAATTTCTTCTGAATTATCTAACCCGATATAATATTCGCCATTTAATTCAAAACCTATCCATTTATATTCTTGATTCTTTTCAAAAGAGATTTTATAACTTGTCTCAATTTTCTTATTCGCCATGTCTGATCCTTCTTCAATTTCTTCATTATTATTGTTGTTATCATTATCGTTTCTATAATAACTAGGAATAGAATTTATATTATTGAATGTTTGATTAGGCAATATTCTTCTTGTCCTCTTTCTTCTTTTAGTCATATTGTCACCCTTTCTTTATCAAGAATGAACAATATCATTATTTATATCCTCAATTAATCTTTGAATTTCATTCAATTCTTCCAATGCTTTTTCTTTTGAGATCCGTTTGTAAGTATAATCAAAAACAATTTCATATATTACATCAATACTTACACAACCATGAATATCTAAATAATGTAGATATTTTTCATATAATTCTGTACCTTCCTCTATAAATATTTCTTCATTTGGCATCCCAATATGCTTACTAATAAATTCTACAATTGATTGAAGTTCATTATCTAAAAAACCAATTGATCCATCAACTTGTAAAGCACTCATAAGTTTGTATGATTTCTTTTCTAAAGTTTGGTGAAGATCTAACAAAAATCCTACTAATTTATTATTCATTTTCTTAACCCTTTCAAGTAATGTTAGGGGGTATATCCCCCTAACATTATTCTAATTATTTCGATTTTTCTGTGTATTACCACGAATCTCATCCTTGATTTCTTCAAATTCTGCATATAATTCTTGACTTTGTTCTTTTAACATTTTTTGTGTATTGGCTTTTCCCATTGCTGTAACGAAAATAATAACAACAATCAACATCAATACGTTAAAATTTTCAAATTGATTTAATAACCAATCCTGCATAGTTATTGCTCCTTATTTTCCACTTGCCCCAAGTTTTGAAGTTTCTCTTTTTGATTTAATATTTTTCAATTCATCATAAGGAATTTCTTGTAAGACAATTTTTGGTACTAAATCAATTGTTCCCTGTGCAATGGCTTTAGTGGATGGATAATATATCACTCCACCTTTTTCAACAACTTGATCCACTTCTTTTGAAATGACAATCTTTTTATATAAAGAACATATATTAATGAAAATTTCTCCACGATAGCCACTATCAACCACGCCAGATAATACATTCATTCCTAATTTTCCGGTACTTCCTCTTTCATGCTTTAGATTCAGATAATAATGTTTTGGTAATGCTGTTGCAATTCCAGTAGGAACTAATGTTGGTTTGCCAACATCCAAAGTAATTTCAGCAATATCATCATCTAAGCAAGCGTAAAAATCATATCCAGCATCTTCATCACGCTTGCTAGGAACAATTGCATTACTGCTCAGTTTAGAGAAATAAACAGTGTCTTTTAATTCTTTTTTAAATTTGTCAATATCCCATAAATCAAAAGTTTCTATGGTTTTATAGGCATGTCCTTTTTTAAAGATAGTATGTTCAATTTCGGCTTTGTAAATCTTTTTATCCAAATCAATTTCAAGTTTCTTAACATAACCAGCTTTTTTTAATTTTTTTAACCAAACTTTTTCACCGATTCTATAATATCTTTTTTGCTTTTTTTCCATTGTGTTCATTCCTCTCTTTTAATTAATCAATTTCTAATTCATCAAAATCAAAATCATCTAGGGTTAAGTTCCCATTATCTTTTGCATAGTTCTGTACTTTTTCTTCAAAAAAATCTGTCTTAATTTGATTAAATTTTGTAAATTGGTCAATAAATGGTAGTGGATTCTTTTCTACACCTTTGTAAATAGGATTAAAACCAATGGCTTCTAACCTTGAATTGGCGATATATCGAATGTATTTGTCGATTAAATCAATAGATAAACCCCGAATTTTATCACCAATGGCATATCTCGCCCATTCAATTTCATGATCCACCCCTTCTTTTACCATTTGCAACAGCTTGTCTTTCATTTCTGTTGTGAAAAGATATGGTTTTTCTTTTTGAAGTTCTAGAAACATGTTTTTAAATAAAACAACATGGGTTAATTCATCTCGGTTAATAAATCGAATAGAAGTTGCTACACCTGTCATAACATCATATGATCTGACAAGATTGTAAAAGAAAGCAAAACCACTATAGAAGTACAATCCTTCAAGAATGTAATTTGCCATCATTACCTGCAACATACCTTCTTCTGATTTATTATCTTTAAAGTCTTGGTAATAATTAGCAATGTAACTGTTACGTTTTACTAGGTACTTATCTTCAATAGCAATGTCATATAATGCTTTTCTTTTTTCTGCCGGAATGACGGTTTCAATAATGTATCCATAACTTTGTGAATGTAATGCTTCTTGATACTGCTGGATACTAATCAATAAATTTATTTCCGGCAAAGTAATGTAATCATTAATGTTTGGCAAGTTTACCGTTTGAAGTGAATCAAGAAAAACTAAGAAGGATAGAATTTTGTCAAAAGTCTCTCTTACTTCATCCTGCAATAATGGATATTGAATCTTATCTTGACCTAATGCAACTTCTTCCGGTATCCAAAAATTTCCCATCATTGTTTTGTAAAGCCGGAAAGACCAATTATATTTGTTATCTGACAAAATCATTAAATTGTTTGTCTTTCCACCAATGAGCAATCTTTCTTCACTATTGGACACGCTAGGATTAAATATCTTTTTTTCCACAAGCTTTCTTGTCTGCATTATCTTCCCTCCTTTGTATGATTTTATTTTGTGAAACTTTCAAGGTAATAATCATGGTAATTGATAGTAAATTAAATCACTTTCAAGGAAGTAAATTGTGGATAAAGATTTTTTTGCCATACAAAATGACCGTATTCAGTTGCATCTGTTTTTCCATTCTTTGTGAAACTAATTCTCCGATTGTGAACAAAGCAATATTTAGGCATTTGTTTATCGAAAAATTTTTTCCTTTTTTTACTGGCAAAGAAATTCAATCTTAAAAGCATGATGACAAACCCATGATCTTCTACATCAATTAATGCTTTTTCAATAAATTCCATAGCTTGTAAATATGGAGGATTAGATATAATGACAAATGGTTTAAAATGCAATTCAGTTTCTAAATAATTCATTTTAATTTCTGCTCTTGAATCTTCTCTTATATCCATTGTCTTAATTAAATCTTGATTGACTCCAAATTGAATTAATGCTTCGGGATAACTCATTTTGTTAGTCGCATCACCACCAGCACAACAGTCAAGTATAGTTTTATCAAAAGGATAATCTTCATACTTGATAAATTCTGTTAAAAATTCAGTGATCTTTTCAATAGGTGTAATATAATAATCCGATTTATGTCTCTTATCTCTACTGCTCGTTCTGCTCATAAAATCCTCCTTCTCTTTAGGAACTGCAAGCTATACACTCTTCTACATCTAAAGACATAGATCGGGTGTAATAAATGGTTTTACATCCACTTGACCATGCTTGTAAATACCACTTTAATATTTTTATTCCAAGATTTTCCTCTTGTGGATTGATATACAAATTGAAACTTTGTGATTGATCAATATGTCTTTGTCGCACAGCATTTGCTTTGATACTCCATTTTTGATCAATAGCATGTGCTGGCTTGTAATAAAAAATTGTTTCGGGAGATAAATACGGAGCAATGATAGGAACAACTTGATTTTTCTTTTCATCATAATAAAGAGTAGAAAAAATAGGATCGATAGATTGAGTAGATCCACCATACAAACTACTAGATCCATTTGGAGCAATAGCTAACAAGTACGAATTTCTCATACCATATTTCTTCACATTCTCAGCTAGTTCTCTCCACATTTCAGTAGTAATCTCTTTTCCTTCTCTATTTCCGGTAGTGTAATCTCTTTTACGAAAATACTCTCCACTTTCCCATTCGCTACCTTCTGACATTTCACATTTACCTTTTTCAATAGCAAGTTCATTAGATGTTTTGATTGCGTAATAATTGATCATTTCAAAAATGTTATCTACAAATTCTAAGTGTTCTTCTGATTCCCATCTAATTTTATTTTTGGCTAACATGGCATGATAACCAAATGCCCCTAATCCTAATGATCGATATTTCTTATTAGTATTTTTTGCTTCTTCTACAGGATAAAAATTCAAATCAATTACATTGTCCATCATTCGTATTAAGACAGGAACAACCTCTTTGATCTTTTCGTGACTATCAGTATTATTTAAAATCAATGATGATAAGTTACAAACAACAAATTCCCCTTGCTGTCTGCTTTCATTGATAAAAGTTTCTCCATTCGCATTGACAATTGTTGTCCTTATTACTTCACCATTTGGGCTAGTGTTTTGAGCAATTTCATGACACAAGTTAGAACAATAAATGATTCTTCCGTCTTGACTAATAGGATTAAATCTATTGACTGTATCTCTAAAAAATAAAAATGGATTGCCTGTTTCCGTAGCCGACTTAATAATATGTTGCATAATCTCTAATGCTTTTACTTTTTTCTTTGGTAACTCAGGATGTTCTACACATTCCCAATATCGTTTTTCAAATTCCTCTCCCCAATAATCTTCTATCCTATATCCCATATGAGTTTCAATTTCATGAGGACAGAATAGATACCAATCACCTTTTGCTTTTACCTGTTCCATAAAGAGATCCGGAATAGAGACTGCCGGAAAAATATCCATTGCCTTTAATCTTTCATCCCCATTGGTAGTTTTCAAAGCAAGGAAGGTGAAAATATCTCTATGCCATACATCTAAAGTGACAGATACAGCACCTTTTCTTGTGCCTAATTGATCACAAGCTAAACTTGTATCATTGAGCAATTTACACCAATAAACAATTCCCTTACTTGTATTTTTAAATCCTCGAATATCTGAATTTTCTGCTCTTAATTTTCCAATATATACCCCCATTCCTCCACCGTATTTACTTACATTGGCAAAGGAAGTAAGAACATGATAGATAGATTCTAAACTATCTTCCATAGTTCCAATAAAGCAAGATGATAATTGAGAAAATGGTTTTCGTGCATTACTCATTGTTGGTGTAGCACATGTTGAAGTTAGAAGTGACAATACATCATAAAACTTTTTCGCCCATTCGACACGCTTTTCTTCTTTTTCTGCCAAAGCAAGATACATGGCAACTCCCATATATGCTTCTTGTGGAAGTTCCAAAATCTTCTTGTCATGTGACCGAATCAAATATCTTTCAGCTAATGTTTTTACCCCCACATAACTTAGTAAATGATCTCTTTCGGGTTTAATGTATCTGCCTAACTCAATAATGTCTTTCTTGTAATAATTCTTTAAAATATCTTCATGATATAATCCCATCTTTGTAAGATTTTTAATGAGTTTGTAAAAATCACCATAGCCATATCTTCTGTATTCTCTATTGATTCCAGCTTGCTTGATAATGTCATATAGATATAATTTGGATGCTACTTTATCCCAATAGGGTTCTTCCAAACTTACTTTATCTACAGCTAGTTGAATGAGACTTTTTTGAACATCTTGTGTGTCCATTTTATCTTTTAACTGCAAATGGAGATCTGAAATGAAAGTTTGAATCATTTCTTTATTATTGTCACAGGCAAACTCGATAACTTTCTTGACTTTATCAAAGTCAAAAGCTTCTAATTTCCCACTTCTTTTTATGACTTGCATATCTCTACTCCTTCCATAAGCAATATTTGGTTATTTATAATCTTGATTTTCTATTCTTTGCATTTTTAATCCACCAAATTGCTAATATGACAATCAATACTAATCCTAGAAATTTCATAAATTGACTCCTTCAAATATTTAATTTAAAATCTTCCATAAATACTTGTTTTGTAATAATTAATTCTTTCTTTCCAAAATGATAAAAACGATTTATATTAAGTGTGCCTACTATATCAGCTTCTACAAAGAAGTTATTTTCGTCATTTAACGCATTAAAGAATTGGCTTGCATACTCTTCATCCGTTTTAAATTTCATGACAGCTAAATCATTTTCACAATTTAATTTAAGCGTTTCTTTTACATTTTTCCCAAGCATTTCACCGTCTTGAATGATTACATTCTTGATTAAAAATTTAGGTACTGGAACACCCTGACCTGTAATTTTTGAAAATTTTTCCACACCTTCAATTAGTTCTAATGTAATTTCATCTGCATCTAATTCAAGATCATATTCGATTATTTCCTCGGATTCAGAATTTTCAATTAATTCATCCAATGCTTCTAAAGCTTCTTCTAATTTTTTCGCTTTTATTCCGACTCCAAAAGCTTTTTCATGACCTTGACAATATAAAAAATCTCCTGTGATTTGACAATATTCTTTTAATTTAATTTGTCCTATGCTTCTTGCACTTCCATGATATTCATTTTTTTCTTCATTAAATGTGAGTACAAATGCTGGTTTTTTTAATTTGCTGGTAACTTGCATACAAATTAATCCTCTAAAATTCGCTTCAATATTATTGTCAATAATCACAGCAACTTTATGAGAATTATTAACTTTGTCCAATACAGCTTCTACAATTTCCTTCTCTTCTTTTTTTCTCACATCATTCATTTTTTTTAATTCTTTTGCGATCTCTTTTGCTCGTATTTCATCTGATTCAACTAACAACTCTAAAGCCAATTCAATCTTGTCAAAACGTGAACAGGCATTTAACAAAGGAGATATTTTATAACCAATGTCTATACTAGAAATTCCATAATAAAAATCAACATTATTGACTTTGAGTAATTGTTGTAATCCTTCATTGTGAATAGCTTTTATTCCACGATTGACTAATGAACGATTTTCCTTTTCATTGAGATCCATTAAATCAGCTACTAATCCAATAGCTACTAAATCTAAATATTCATCAGCATTATCTTGATTTAAATATTCATCTAGCACTTGCAAAACTTTGTAACACATTGCCGATCCACTTAAAGCCTTATTTGGATAATCACCTAATTGACAATTGACAATTGTTGCATATGGATTTTCCCGATCAATAGCATGATGATCAATTATGACAATATCACAATTATATTTTTCACTCACCATCTTACAAGCTTCAACCGAATTGGAACTTGAATCCACAATGATAAGAAGATCGGTAAGCTTATCAAGATAAACAATATTTTTCTTATCATTCATTTCTTCTAAAATGGTTTCCAATCCATGTCCATAACTTCTTTGAGAATGAACTATTGAAAGATTATCTGTATGTTCCTTCAAATAATTGTACATAATAGCACAGGAAACAATGCCATCAGCATCTACATCAGACATGATTTTTATATTTTCATTTTTGTAAAGTGCTTTCAATATTCTTTGTACAGCTTCATCAATATTTTCTAGCTGGTAAGGATTATGTTCAAAACTCATTGGAGGTTCTAAAAACTCATTTATATTATCAATCTTTCGTACCTTTTGAAGTTTAGTTAATATTGAATCATTTTTTTGATATTCATACCCTTCTTTTTTTACCCATAACATTTTATCACCTATTTCAAACAGCTTGTAAACTATGCCATAATGCTTTTTCATTGTAAAATTTATCACTTACTTCTTGACCAAACCAATCAGCAGGTTTAAATTCTTTCATGTCTTTTTCGGTTGCAAAGTCAATTGAGATAACTGGAAGGATTTGATAATTCGGTTTAATATAAATGTCAAGAAAACATATATAATTGTCGTACAAAAAAACAACTCGATTCTTCTCAACAAAAAATCTTTTGTTCGTCTTTTGTAAAAAATCAGATTCGCTAATTTGTTCCCCATTTTTGAAGAAACATACATCAAACTGTTGCTTTCTATTATTGGATTCTCTTTCAACCATTTCATATTTATCCTCTCCTAAATAACAATACTTGATAAAAGATCCATTAATGGCTTCCATTTTATCTAAATCAAAAGTTAAAGGATGAAATTTCCTTGTGAATGTTTCCATTTATCACAACTCCTCTGGATAAATTTCAATGGTATATCTATCCTTGAAAACCTCAATAATATAATGGTAATTATCAGCATCATCATAAATTCTTAATACGACAATTTTTGTATCACCAGCTTGTGCTGTTGCATATGTTTCTGAGTTATCTGATTCAAGGAGGATTATACACTCAGCAATCCAATCATTGATCTTTTCATTAGAAATGCTTTTTTCGCCTTTATATTCCTCAAAATCATCCGGAAATAATGGCAACTCTAATGTGTAATCATAATATTCATAATCCTGTTCACTCATATCATCACTATAAGTAAAATAAATTTCTTTTGATTCTATGACTCGCTTTTCTTCTTTCTTATTATTTTTATTATTTTGGTCTTTATTACGCTTTTGGGGTTTATTAAAATCCATAAGTCACCTCAAAAATCTGATTGTTATAAAAAAAGAATCCCCTCTCCCTTAGAGATTCTTTTATTTTCTATCTCACTTTAAAAGCGACAATTGCATCATCTTGTAAGACATTAAATTGGTAAGCTTCAATACTTTCCTTACCTTTATACAAATGATCCGTTACATCTGCAAAGGCTACTTCGGAAGGTTCATTAATACCTAATCCCATGCCATTTTCTAATCTTTCTCTCATATTTACATCTGTTTTTATTTCTTCTTTATCAGCTTGCGGTAATGCATTATCATCTTTTTTCAAGTCTGTATTTTCATTTGTCTTTTTATCTTCATAAGGCATTTCAATATTTTGATCGAATTTATCTTCTGCCTTATCTAATTCATCTTCTACTTTATCAACTGGATTTTCTTCTGAAATAACACCCTCTTTTAACTCATAGCGATCATCTAAGCCATCTATATTACTTTGCATTTGATCAAAACGTTCATCATGTCTGTTCAAATGCAATTGAATACTATTTCTATCAACGGTTAGATACCCTAACCAAATGAGTAGAATGACACCAGCGATAATTAAAATAGTTCTCAATTACTTTTTTACTCCTTTCAACTTTTGTGAATTGTAGCAATTTAATTTGTATTTATGTTTTTTTATCAGATATTCCCATGTCTCTTTGCCCCGATCAATTGGTGAATCTTTTTCATTTAATAAATCTTCTTTATCAAGTATCGTGTAACAAATGCCACCACGTATAAGTTTTGCTTGTTTCTTGATAAATGAAAGATCCATGTCTTTGTCAAAGCAAAAGATAATTGGTACTTTTAACTGAATTAATAAGTAGGCTTGTACGTTGCTCATTTCATTTCCTTCAATAGATACCGCATTTTTAAATCCATATTGATATGCCAGCATACAACTTTTTGCGGATTCAAAAACATATACTTCTTGTTTCTCCTGTATATATGGCAATGCCCTATGAAGGTTGTAAAGAAGTATGGATTTATCACAAGGAATGAGATATAAATATTTCTTCTGTTCTGCTACATCTTTATTTTTCCCGACATACCGACCTTTAATTCCTACTATTTCTTTTCCATCATTATCATAAATTGGATAAATCACTCTTTGAGTGTCCATACAAAAACCAATTTCAAATTCTCTTTGAGTTTGGCAATTTATTCCACTTTTAATAAATTCATAATGCGGTTTCATAATATATCGTGTAAAGATACTTCTATCTATTGGTCTGTTTTTCCGATTGAGATTGTCCTCAAAAAGATCTCTTGTCTTGTTGCTGGAAAGATAAGGCTTTAACCAACTATTCCATTCTTGTTTTTTTGGTATAGATTTAAATCCGGTCACAAAGTCCATATATTCATTCCAGCCAAATAAATTACAGATCCATGCTTTTATTTCATAAAGGTTCTCTTTAACATCTTCAAATTCTTGACAATCAAAAAGGATGTAACCAATGATTGAAAATATATCTCCTTGTATCCCTCTATTGCGAATATGGGAAGTCAAACTTTCATTGTTCTTCACCTGTACTGCTCGCTTGTTATTGCTTTGAAATTCAATTGGTAATTGTGCTGTAAATAATTGTCCATTTTGTTCCTCATTTATATTCAAACATTCCAACGCTTCAAGAATGTCTATTATCAATTCTTCATCATAAATTCTATTTTTTATTTCTCTTAAATCACTCATAGAAAACACCTATAAACAATATTTGGTTATTTGTTTCATTGCATATCATTTACAACCGTTGTCCAGCCTATTTCTTTCCATGAGTTTGTATTCAAGTCTACCGATAAAACAAGGATTGGAAGGTTAGAGGAAGTATTTGTTAATCCTCTTCTATTCTTTGAAACGAACATTAAATAATAATTTTTCATTGGATTAATTTTAACTCGTTTTTTCTCAAAGCTTTCAATTTCTAATTTATTATCACCAGTTTTTTCACTTTCATGCATTGGTCTTAAATGGCAACAAAGATCCACAGTATTTTTTATTTTTTTTGCATCACCAATAACCGTATAATCTAAAAATTTGGCATTGATATATGAATCAGCATTTTGCACAGTACAGAAAATTCCCATATCTAAATTATCTTTTCTCGACAACTTGTATATCATCTCAAAGTCATCTACAAATTGCACCCATCTTTCACGATTTCCTCTATTTTCAGACGGTTTACATGTATCAATTACAGCAAAATCATATCCTTTTCTTTTATAAAAACGTAAGGTTTGTTCAACAGCTTGCATAGTATAATGTTCAATTGGAATAAATTTAATTAACTCTTCATCTTCAACATTCTCTTTAATCCATTCCAAAGCCCGATCAATTCGTGCCTTATCCTTTTCAATAAATTTTCCACTATCTAATGACCTCCTATTAAAGACTTTGTTGTATTTTTCCATAAATTCTTCATGCAAAGGATTTCCCATAATCGTAACTAATAACAATTTTTGATAAGCTTCTATATCCATTTCATTCGCAATAATCACTAGCTTTTGTTTCTGTTTAATAAATGTCATAATTATGGAATAAACGACAAAGCTTGATTTTCCCATGCCGGAAAAAGCAGACAACAAATAGACTACCCCTTTTACCCACCCATTCATAATTTGTGTGAAATGATTTAATCCGTAAAATGGAAGTCCTACATTATTGTCATCATCTAATTTTGTTATCAGCTTATCTATATTACTCAACAGATTATATTCTTTAATTTGAGAATCACTGACATTCATTTGAAGTTTGGCTAATTTATCTGTCCAATAATTATCAATTTCTTGCCTTGTCATTTCTTTATAATTGTATTTTGGAGTCTTTTCAAGAACTTGATCACCAAATAATTCTCTCAGTCCACGCAGTAATGCATACTTTTTAACCTCTTGAAAATAAAGTTCTATATTTTCTTCCAGTCCTTTTGTTACACTCATTAATTCATTTATGGTTTCATATCCACCATATTTTTTATACTTCTTTTGGCAATTAGTATCCTTTACTATTTTCGCTACAGTGATTTCATCAAAGACTTGAATACCTCTTTTAAACATATGTCTACCAAGTCCATGATAAAATTTCCAAATTTCATTTCCGATATGATCAATGTGTAATTTTTCTACACCGTAAGTTGCATATAAGCTAGGCATCCCCCACATTGTACCAACTAATAATGATTCAGAAATATATACATCATCATATAAAACATCATCAGATATTTTGATTTCTTCCAATGACTTTCCCCTCCTTGTGTGCTATGATTTGGGGAATTTTTTCAATGGTTCTACTTCATAGTCGCTGTAACTATGATCAGGATTGACATATAAATTTTCTTTTATTTTCTGCTTTTTAATTTCTTTAAAAGCATCATTGATTTTCGATTCTATGATTTTAAATCCATACATTAATTCGGAAATGCTGGATTTGAATGTTTTATTTCCCTTTGCCCATTGAATCTTTTTCCTGCTCATTTCATAGGCTTTTTTGATTATATGATAAGGTACTCCTTTCTTAAATTTTTTAATCTCTTTTCCATGAAGCGTAATAGTACCATTCCTCAAATTTTGAAGATGAACAAAAAAGGCTTTCGGTACATCAATTATTTTGTGCATCTCTTTGATCACGTTATATAATTCATCTAACTCTTTTACTTCATTATTTTTAAATTCCCAACATTCGTGATGATAATACATTGGTCTTTTCTTTTCCGTTCCTGCCCAATGGATATGCATTTCCGATTTCGGAGATTTCTTTTTACAATGTCTACAGATAACATTTCGATTACTCAAAATGCTCTCTCCTTCAACGAAAACAATATCCTTTCTGCATTTTCATTAGAGTCTATTGATTGCAATGTCATATCTGCTTCTAAGTCAAAGTTTTTAAAATCTTCTCTATCTGATTTGATTCTTCTAAATATTTCATCAATATCATCCTGTCTTGTTAACATTCTCATGATTCTTTCACGTTCATTTACTTTGATATAATAGGATCTAACATATTCTTTTCCGATTTTCTTAATCAATTCTCGGTATCCTTGTGGTGTTAGTACCAGCGTGTAATGTCTCTTTTTGTAGTCAATATCTTTTAAAGATATTCCATAAAACCATTCATTTTCTTCAATGTAATAATATTCAACAAAAAAACCTTCTTTTAATTTATGCCTAAATTCATCATTAGATATAAAATGGTAATGTTTCCCATTCTTTTCGTAAAATCTTTTTGGTCTAGTTGTATAAGTTTTCAATGACGGAATATAAAAATCCAAATATTTTTGTATGGTAGATTTTCCACTTCCACTTTCACCTAAAATGCAATGTAACATTGAATTTACCCCCAATATAAAAAATTTGGAGAAACGAGAATAGAAAAACTATTCTCGCTCATTTACACTCTTAACTAATTCAATAGCTTTTTCTAATTCATCATCATTGTATTTTTTGTAATTCACTGATCCAAAAGTTTCCTTAAATAGTTTCTTTACTTCTGTCTGTACTTCTGAACTCATTTCTTTGATTTTATTTCCAATCTCTTCTACTAAATTAAGTGTGGTATTTTTTTTAGTTTCTGATTCAATAAATTCTTTTGCTTCAATTTCTTTTTCTCTTGCCTGTTCTTCTTTTGCTTTCTGTACTGCTTGTACATCATGATCGTAGACATTTAATACTGCTTCTGAAAATACATCTAGAAATGCCTTTGCATTATAAGAAATAGTATCCGGCACATTTTGGAAACGACTTCCGGCTTCAATGTCACTATCACTTCTTAGATAAATGACACGATTATCTTTCAATTCGTCACCCTCCTTGACTTTCTCTATGGAGATGTATATAATAAAGTCACACATATTGATGATGCTATTTCTTACTCTAGTTGGCAGACTTAGAGTAGTTTTATCAAATTGAGTACCATCACGACTTGTAAATTGTTTGGTTGTATCATGTGTGATCATAAAAATTCCGTATCCTGCTCCAATGATGCTATTTAAAAACTTAGACATTAATGTGTCTACCGTTGCGTATCCTTGCCCCCAAGCTATATCTGCAATTGTTTGTATTTTAGAATCTTTTTTCGCAAGCCTTTCTTTTTTTACCACATAATCCGCACAATATTCATAGAGATAATCCAGCGTATCTATTCCGATCCATTCATATGACAGTTCGTCTTTATTTTCAATTAATTGTCTTTTTAATTCTTCAACATCTTTCCATGATGTAATATCAACAGCGTGAATATTCGGTAACGCTTTGTAGCCTTTTTCTGTAGCAATTAATAGTGCCTTGCTTAAATCTCCATCAAAATGCTCTTTTGCTAATTCGTAAAAGAGTGTAGTTTTTCCTGATTTCCCCACTCCATAACAAAGTATTACATAATCAGATAAATTAGCTTTTGGTTTATTCGGTTGTAAATTCAATAAATCCAATATAATCTCTCCTTTATCTAAGTTGAATCGATCTAGTTGTAAAATAAGTAAGATTATTCAGAAAATTGAAAATCGTCATCTTCCTCAAAATCATCATCATCTTCAAATTCATCATCTTCTTCATTTGGATCTTCACCATAATTTTCTTCTTCTTCTGTAAATAAATCTGCTTCTGTATACTTTTGCGGTTCATAGGAATCTTTATCAACATTCACGATCTGTAATTCATTGATATATTCCTTGATGTAATGATCTTCCATTCCTTCCGGTGTTTCTCCACCCCAATCGTCATCTTCTTCAACTTCTATTTTTTCTTCCTTCTCAATAGTTTCACTGATAATCCAACCTTTTACATTGATCCAATCCCCAAATTTCAAGTTCTTCTTCAATGTTTTTGCAAACTTTTTCAATCGTTCTGAATCAACGACAAATACTGCATCTGCTAAATCGCCTTTATACTTAATAATTTTGGCATGAATGAATAATTTACCATCCTCTTCCATTAATTCGTTTACAACAATATCTTGTTTGAAAAAAGCATGAGGAACAAAATCTTCATCATTAAAATCAATTTCATTTTCTTCTTTTCTGATAGAAGTGATCCGGAAAGAAGTTTTATTAATCCATTCTCCATGCTGGTTCTCAAATTCAGAAAAATCTGTTTGCCCTTTAACAAAAACCGTATCACCGTCATTAAAATTTTCTCGAATATAATCAATGGCATCATATTCAATTAAGACTTTCCGATCATTTTTCTTACCACTAGCATTGATATTTACACCCATTAATTGATACCCTTTTAAATTCACTTTGTTACGATTTTCAAATGATACCCTTTTACTTTGTTTGGCTTTTGAATTATAAAAAATTACATCCCTTTCCATACCGAACATTTCAACTTTCACTCTATTGGTTGGTGAAGTTTGAATAAAAAATGATAAGGATTTGTAATCTTTATCTGTAGATGTTACACCCTCCCGAACAGCATAATCACTTTTTAATCCTTCGATCTTTCCTCTTAATGTAAAAGAGCCTTTTGTTTCTTTTAATTTTTTTACTTCTACCGTCAATGGAATTACCACCTTTCATTTTTTCAACAACACAATTAGTATTTGTAATATTCTGATTTCTTATGTCTTGGAAATTATGGTAATTGTGACAAACTCTTGCCAGCCAAAATTGAATTGATCAATTTATTTTTTTGATGAAAATCAAAGACTTGTTTAAGCGTAAATTTCTTTTCAAACAATGGATACATCATACTTCTTTCTACTGTACGAGAATGAGGATAAAGAAATAATTTTTCAATTGCCCTCCTTTCATATCTTTCAAAATCCTTTTGGAATTGTTCAAAAGAATAATTTCGATTTTTCATCTTGTAGGATCTAAATTCTGCAATTGCCATCATGCAATTTGAATATTGATATAAATACTCTTCAATAAATTTGATAAGATCCTCATTCGATTCAATCATAATAGCTAAGTATTTTTTTGCATAAGAAGGTAAACAAGCAGTATCTTGTAGTAAATCAATCATTAACTGTTTCCTCCTTCCTTTGTAAAAATATCTTGTGTAAATTTCCTCAATTAATTCCCAAATGAATTGTTTAAATATTGGAAAATAAGTTTCAAATTTTGACAAAAAAAAATAGACAACCTTTCCGGCTGTCTATTTATACAAATATAAATTTTTATTTCAATACTAAATCTTTATTTTTTTTTTACATGTGGATAATACTTAAAAATATTTTCCTCATTTAAATAATCTCTCATAGTCCAATGTTCTCTGACTCCAAAATGTTTACAGATCATTCTGATTTGAGCAATTTCAATTTTTCCATATTCTTCATAAAGCTTACTTGCCATATATAGCTGTCCACTTTTAACAATATTTTTTATCGTAATTTTATGTTTAACAGGTTCTACTTCTTGGAATTTCTGTATATTTTTTAAACGATTATAAATTGTATATTTTGTAGCTTTATCAGTATAAACAGTACGTGTCTTACTATTTTTCAAAATATAATTGGTATCTGTAATTAATTCTGTAAATGGTTTAATCCTGGGATTTACTTCCATTTCTCCATTACGTTTATCATAATGTTCTTCTTTGTTTGCCTTTTTACAGTATTCAAATACTTTTTCATCATTCAAAAAGATAGTCCTTCTTGTATTTGTTTCACTATCATACAAGTTCATACTCATAGTATTTTCATCAATATCTTCTAACTTTAAATTGCAAAGTTCGCTACCTTCTTTTCCTTGAACTCCATGAAAAAGCAGTTCTAAAATAACCCCATCTTGATAATTTTGAAAATAAAAATGAGTAAAATATCTTAATTCTTTAATGGTCAAAAATTGATCTTCATGAGATTTTACATATTTTAAAAAGTAATGTTGTTGTGCTGGAAACGGATGCTCTTTGATTATTCCTTCTTCAACAGCCCATGCAATATATTGAATGACCATTCTTCCATAGTTCCGAGCAGAAATTGGAGTTGACGGTGTAGTTTTTTCAAAAAATTCATCTAATTGATTTTTATTAAAAAGATATAAATCTTTATTCAGCTCTCCCTCCATTTCAAAAGTATTTCTAAATATTCGCATAAATGCCCTTTGAGTATTAATATTTGTATACTTATTAAGAAATTTCATCTTATCTTTGATATTATATACATTTGTAAAATCTAATTGGTTATCCACCATATTCTTCACCTTTTCCGTTGTTTGTTATTTATATTATACTTTAATAACTATTTAATGTAAAGCATATTTTGTTATTTGTAGAAGGTAATTAAAGCAAAAATAGCCAATCTTCAAAGATTGACTACTAGCATTTTGTTTAATTATGTTTATTTTGTTGTATTTTGGTATAAATTTTATCAATAAATTCATCCATATCTCCAAATTCAAAATCAATCTCAAACAATTTTGGCTCTTTTAACATTGGAGATTTAACAACACAATACCAATGATATTTATCTGATAAAGAATAATAAATATCGAAATTACTTTTGGAATATAATATTGGATCTGCATGTTCTAAAAATTCTTCTACTGTTATATCCATTAAAAAAACCACCTTAATGATGTCATAATAATGATACAATTCCTAGTATGCCCGATCCCATTCCTAATATGCTAAGAATTACTATATATATCCCCATCCGTCTGAATTGTCTAAATTTTAAAACATTGAAAATATTCCAGCCATTTATTAAAATTGCACCAATATTACAAATGATCAAATATATGTTTGCAAAAGGTATTAATTCCGGATAAAAGACAACAGATAAGCCAGTTAATATCATTGATCCTAAAAATACAAACATGGTAATAAAAACAATTTTCAATCTTCTTTTATGTATTTCATATGCCTTGATTTCCGTTTCAAGCATTTTATTGATCATTTCTATATGTATGTCAAAATTTGATATGCCTTCTAATTGTTTTTTTATAATTATGTCTGTAATGTCAATGACAGTATTATTTGAATCTTCTTTTTCATTCAAGGATTATCCACCCTTTCTTCATCAAGTGTAAATTCAATTCTTTTCATCTTTTTGAAATTCCACCGAAAATGATATGTAGATTCTATAGTGATAGGTAGGTTTCATCTTCACCATTATGTGTTAAGACTACTCCCTTTCCCCCACTCCACACCGTACGTGCGACTTTCACCGCATACGGCGTTCCCTATTTCCTAGTATAAGTAATACTTAGGTGCTTCCTATAAGCCTGTTGGTTTATATTGTCATTGTTCAATATAAGGTTTTTCATAGGATGTATTATTACTCAACCTCACCAACGTCACTCTATGTGACTAAACAATCATCCCAGATTGTCAATCGGATTATAGACTCGTACATTCGGAAGTTCGTCAGTGGTTTTAAACCACATTCTCACCATATATTACTACCACCCACTTACTCTAACTTCTTGTTCTTATTCCAATTGGTTTCAGTGACTTTATCCTGCTCTATACTACATCTTAATGGTTTAATTTGTAGCATAAGGAAGTATCAGTGTAGAAGTTTCAAGGTAACATGACACCTATCATTCCTTCTATCGGAAATACAGTTTTCTAATAAGCAATCCCAAAGAATATTTCTATTCTAATTTCATGCTAACGCTTCGCACACATCCCATCCATATAAATTTCTCAATCGTTTTTGTTTCCAATTTTCTTCTAATTCTTCCCCATAATAAGGATCACCAAAAAAACCACCCCCATGCCTTGTAACTTTTTGACCATATGATGTTAGATGTACTGCATCATAATCCTGTGACATTTTTTCAAAATCAATACCTTCTTTTTCTAAATCAGGAAAATCTTCAAATAGATTATACCCATATTTATCAAACAAAACGTGCATGTCTTTTAAAGAATCAATAATATAAATTTTTAAATCATCTTTCGGTTCTAATAAACAACCTCTCCATTTTCCATTAAGATACGAATAAAGATTTGTTTGCTTGCAGAATTGAATCCATTCACTACCTAATTCTTCCCCTAACCATGTTGAAGTCCATAGTCCTCCTGTACCTTTAATACCGGTTCTATAATTTTTTACAGGCTGAATTAAATCCTTATGCAAGGGCAGATGATAATCTTCACTTACCCATAATTGAGTTGATAATTTAAACATTATTCGATTCCTCTTTCTTACGTTTATTACGATATTCTATATTGTAGTGAAAGTTACATAAACCTTTTGCATAGTGAAGTCCAATACAACCCTCAACTGAACAAAGTTTTGAGTTTTGATTTTTGAAAAGATTTAAATTTCTGTATCTATATTGCTGGTAATGCTTATTGCATAATTTTCTAGCTACAGCTTGATTTTCGCAACCTTCTTCACTACATATAATAATTTCTTTATTTGGATTAGATTTCCTTCCTTTTTTTGTCTTTTTAATTGTAGTTTCTTCCTGTACGACTTTCCATAAATCTTCAACACTCACCCCAAAAAATTCAGCAATTTTGATTGCAACAGGCAAGGAAGGAAGGATAACATTATTTTTAATTTGTTTAACAGTACCCCATGATACTTCTGCTACTTCTCCAATTTGTTCCAATATTTCTTGTATAGTTATTTCCTCATTAGTTTTTAAAAATACATCCCTTTGATATTTTTTTATTGCTTCATCTAAATAGGATATGGTTATTAATGTCATTATCTCACTCCCAATAATTTATATCACTAATTTGATTATCAAATTCAAGTAAGTAATTATCAATATCTTTTTTAATCTTTAATAAAGTATTTGCTTCATCAATAAGATAATATTCATAATCTCGAATAAGATTGACTGTATTAATTAATTCATTCAGTTCAACATTTTCCAGCTTTTCCATTTCATCAAATTTTTGTTGAGTTATTTCTAAATTATTAATTATATCTATTAAAGATTCTGTATGATTTGTATTTATAAATTCAATAAAATCATTTGTACAATGGACAATTATATTATTTAATAAATGATTACATATGATTTGTTGCACACCATATGATAATTCTTTTTGTTTTAAAACTAATCGAGAATTAAAGATCCATTTCTCCATTTTAATATTGTCCGGAATAGAGGAAAACGGAAAAGAATAAGTATAAATAAAAGAGCCATCTTTTGTAATAAACTGATTAATAATTTGTATTGCTTCTTCCCTAGTTAAAATAATAATTCCTCCTTTCCCTATACTAAAATAAGTATAGCATATAAATAAGTTATTTTAAATAACTTTATTACATGCTATACTTTGCTGTTACAAGCGAAATGCAATTTCTTTATTGATTAATTTTTGAGGATCTAATAATACTTCCTCTTCTTTTCTGTGTCTTAGGTAATCATATATATCATTAACATGTATTTGAGCCTTTAAAACAACACCTTTTGAATTAAATCGT